AAATGATTGAGACTGACTTCTTTATACTCACGAAAGAACAATACGATTTTGTGAGTGATTCTGCTGAGCAACTGAATCTATCTGTTGACTACTATTTGATGGAGTTTTGTGAAGTCGAAGGACCGTATGTAAGGTCCAATTAAAATAGCTCACCTCCAAAGTGTCCCTATAGTATGAACATCACTGACCTCTTCCAAAGCAAGAAACTCTCCGAGACACTTGCACTCGAAAACTATCAACAACGCAATGGTGTTGTTGACTATCGCCTTGATGGAGTTTGCAATCACTACTTCGCAAAGTATGATCTGAATGGTCAACGAGATGGCGAAGTTTGCCTGACTTGTGTAGTTTCCAAGACTGTAAAGGGGCAACTGCGTTATACCTGGAAGATCGACGGTAAGCGTATTGCAGAGAAAATGATTGCCTCTCAAATGCACCTTCTTGGAGCACTTTCACGATGATAATGATGACTTTTCAAGATCAAATTGCACCAGGTTTGCGTGATTATCTCTGCAACAATCAAACAGATCTGAATGATACTGTTGACTGGGTTTGTTATACTTTTGACCTGGATGCAACTGATGAATTGATTGATCAGATTGCGGATGAGTATGATGCCTTCTGGGGCAATTAAGTCCTGAATTAAAATAGCTCACCTCCAAAGTGTTTCTATAGTATGAGGAGTGGACCGTGCCTCAATCAACAGGTCCAGAATCTTTTTATCTCAAACAAATGCGAGTCATCGAATCACAAATGAATAATGCAATCTCCAATGAGATTGATTGGAAGAAAGACAATACTGAAGTGATTAACATTGAAGGTGTAAGTTTCGTCTATCTGTATAGCAATCTGATTGCAATGGTAGGTGATACTTGGTTGGAATTGTTTGATGGTGGTGTTCAATCAAAAACCACTAAGTCTCGTCTCAATGCTATTCTCAAAGAACACGGGAATAGTGAGTACATTTACCAGAAAAACTTTAACTGGTTTGTATCAACCAAGTATGGCAATCTTCCCTTTACTGATGGTATGAGACTGAACTAAATCAGTCCTTTCCAATGATACTTAAAGGGGCAATCAAATGCCTCTTTTTTATTGCTTATAGTGCCATTTGTAACCATAAGCATAGCACCAACTTTCTCCATTTTTGATACGTTGAATGTTTTTGTGAATACCTGGAACTGCGCCATTGTTTCCTTCACCCTTGATGAAATAACTTGCGGAAAGAATACTTTCAAACTCTACAATTTCACCCGTTGTAATACTCATTCCATAAACAGGTTTTCTAGTTTTTTCTGCTGATACTTTTGCTGCTTTCTTTGCACTTTCACTTGTAAATCCTTTTCTTTCTGCTGGTGTCCAATCTGTTGGTTTTGATCTAAACAAATACCAACCATTTGCTTGTAGTTTGTTATTATTAGGACTGCGTATTGATAATAAAATGTTAGCATTACTTCTGCGATTTCCAGTTATTTCTTCTGCTGCATCTGCCTGTGATTTCCACATCTTTTTTCGTCCCAATGTTGGATTGATTCCATAAACACAACCACGCACATTTGCTCTCTTTTCAACTAACTTAAGTTCCTCACCTTTCCAACTCCATCTATATCCAAATGCCTGAAATGTTTTACCTTTAATGCAAAAGTTAATGGGTGATCTTCCATTGCCATTTCCTACATCTGCTGCTGCCAATCCTACACTTTCATAGTCTCTAATCCATTCACCTTCTAACGTATAACAACTCACTGCTTTAGAATGAGGATGATTTGCCCAATACTTTTTTGGTTTTGATACACCTTCTCCACCTAATGTGATATTATATCCATTGTTGCAAGAATCAAGTTTTTCTATCCAATATGTTTCACGTTCATTCACCAATTTATCTGGACATTCCTCTATCACTCTAAACTTAAACTTATCTGCTCCGTGTTTATTGATTGCACGAAGTATGTACATAGAGAGAGCAGAATTATTTTCTTTTAGATTATTAAAACTTCTTGCTAATTGTAGGTGTTGTTTCCATCTATCGTATGGGTTAGGTTGCTCTGTTTTTCCTACATAAGGTTTGTTGTTTTCGATATTAGTGATGGAGTAAATGTATGCCATTAAATTGATAAAAATATATCTGCGTTATTTATACTTAAGGGCAGATTAAACCTATTTAAGTATTGTAATTCATTCGCAATAAGCATCACTTATTGACAATCAATAAGGGGTCTAATTGATAATCAATAAGCAGATGTATTGATAATAGGTGTATAAATGTTGAGTTGAATGTGCTTGATAAGTGTATAATAGGGGTGATACTTATAAGCAATTAAATGTGCTGAAGTCTTGTGATTATACCCTTATAAATGTGTCCAGGTCTTGTGATTATACCCTTATAAATGTGCTGAAGTCTTGTGATCTTAGCGTGCGCATCATAACACGATCACCCGCATAATGTCAACCCCCGGATTATCATAAAATCCCCACATACCCCTCACAAAATATCAGCGGTACTCATAAATACTCCCACCACCTTGACAATCCAGACAAGGCATCTTAGGATACTCACATACATATTCGGAGCAGTACTTATGTCAGTTGCGTATCTTCAGGGACGGAAACAAAAAGTGAGAATTACTCTGGAACTTGAGGTTCTTGATGACTTTAATGCGAGGGATATTGACTTCGAGAAGTTATTCAAACTTGAACCATCTGAGAGTGTTGATGTATATGTCGAAGAGTTTGATAGGTATTAAAGAACATCCTATTTACAGGGGATACTTCATCACAGAAGATGGCAAGGTATGCACAAATCTGAGAAAAGTAACTCCCAGAGGAGTGTATCCTTGCAAGACATATTATGAACCAGATTATACATCAGAACCCAGAGAGTTGTCTGTCACTTTCAATAAAGGATATGCGCAGGTTTCGATAAGATCTAGACCTTTATTAGTTCATAGATTGGTCGCAGAAACGTTTATATCAAATCCAGATAATCTTCCAGAAGTGAATCACATCAATAGAAACAAAAGTGATAATAGAGTAGAGAACTTAGAGTGGTGCAATCGATGGCATCAAATGAATCACGGAAGTGGAATAAGTGTTCGTGTTGAATGTATAAAAACTGGTGAGATATTCGAAGTATATAATCTCACTAAATGGTGTCGAGAATATAACTTAGATCAAGCAGCAATGTGTAGAACTAGGACAGGAGAAAGAAAGCAACATAAAGGATATCGACTTTTATCAAATTAAAATAGCTCACCTCTAAAGTGTTCCTATAGTGTAGGGGGGACGCAAACGACCTTCCTACACTGACCCGATGGGATAACGGGTCACTAATCTATAAAGTCCCAGCATCTTTTCTGACACTTTTAACGCATTAATGACCTTCGCAGTATTCTCCAAAGTTGCAAATCAGGTCCGAGTTCATTACTCTCATCTGACTGAAGATCAGGCACAGAATGAGGTTGATCGGATGAATGATCACTGCACTCAGAGTGGTCATCCTGCCGTGTATTGGTGCGAAGATCATCATCCTGATGCCATCTATGTGATCGGTTGAGTTACACTTTTTCCACTACACTTTTACATCACTATGACTTCCACTTTCCAACGCAATGCTCTGGACATCTCCTATAACGGTTGGGAGAATTATGAGACCTGGAATGTTGCACTGTGGATCAACAATGATCGGGATTTGTATGACTTTGCTGCAGAGTGTGGTGATTATGAAACTCTTGTAAATCGTCTCTATGATGAGTATGGAGTGCGTGAAACGAAGGACGGTGTGAAGTTCGCTGATCCGAAAGTGAATGCGGTTCAACTTAACTCAGACGTGTTTGATTTCTGATCTTAAGTAACACTCTTCACACACACTTTCATTCACACTTAGATCACAATGTTCAGCACCGTTATCAATCAGGTCCGCACTTTTGCCGATCAGATGAGCAATCCTGTACGTCGCAAAATCTTCTTCCTGTATCACTTTGCTCCCGATCGTTATACTCAATTCACGGACCTGATGTATACTCTGAACACCGATTATCATCAAGGTCTGATCACTAAAGAGCAGTTTGATAATACACT